TGAAGAGTCTTGGTTTGAAGCGGTTAAAGGCTCTAAGCACATGACTAGTTCTGGTTCTTGGTACACCCTTGATATGGGTGACGGAAACTCAGTTAAGTTCCAACCATCAAAATGGAAAGAGAAGATTCAAGACGAAGCATTCCGTGCTCGCATTTTACAACTCATCGATGAAGAAGTAATCCTTAAGTTTGATAAACGAGAAGGCACTGCTGCTGATTACTATGACATTGAAGGCGAGACAACTGATGACTCCGACGAATAAAAACAGAGTACTGATCGTTGATGCATTAAATATGTATTTTCGGTCATATATCGTAGACCCTAGCCTCTCCACCAACGGACAGCCAATTGGTGGAGTTAAAGGCTTTCTCAAGATCCTTCAAAAGCTCCTTCGCGAAACAAGGCCAGATCAAGTGGTTATTGCTTGGGACGGACCCGGCGGATCTAGAAAGCGAAAGACAATAAACAAGAACTATAAAGAAGGCAGGAAGCCCCTGCGTTTAAATAGAGATATCAAGCACTTAACTGAAAATGAGGAGCTTGAAAACAAACTTTGGCAACAAGCGAGATTGTTTGAATACTTGAACGAGATGCCCGTGTCTCAGGTGATGCTCCCTGAAGTAGAAGCTGACGATGTTATTGCCTATGTTACACAAATGGAGTCTCTGAAAGGCTGGCAGAAAGTTGTTGTGAGTAGTGATAAAGATTTCTTTCAACTCTGCGATGAAGAAACAATTTTGTTCAGACCAGTACAAAAGGAAGTTTTAAACCAAGCTAGAATCTCTGAAAAGTTTGGGATTCATCCGACGAACATGGCTCTCGCCAGAGCTATGGCAGGTGATAAGAGCGATAACCTCCCCGGCGTCCCCGGAGCAGGCTTAAAGTCTATCGCTAAACGATTTCCGTTTTTAGCAGAGGAAAAGACATGTGATTTAAAAACTCTTTTCGATTACTGTGAGAGTTTAGACAGCAATCTGAAAATATTCACAGGCGTGCTGGAAAACAAAGAAGTAATCGAGGAGAACTATAAGATAATGCAACTATACTCTCCAAACATATCTATTCAAGGAAAGAATAAGATATGCTATGCGATAGAAGAGGCAGAACAACAGTTTAATAAGACCGAAGTTATGAAGATGATGAACGAAGATGGCTTCGGCGTTTTCAACTGGACAGACTTATTCGCGACAATGAAAAGAATTGTTGCAGATAACGCTTGACAAAACCTCTAGAATTTAGTAGAGTAATAGCAGGAGAAAGAGATGAAAAGATTTATATTTTTAACGGGCTTGTTTTTGTCAAGTTGTTTGGTTGTAGATTCTAGAATTCCAGAACCAACAGGTCCGTATTTATTAGAGCCAGTTTGTGATAACGTTGAGCAATTATACTGGGACTTGGGAAACCCAACATACTGCTACCCAGATCAGTGCTGTATTTGGGAATATTATGATTATGATGGATGGCTCTGCGAAGAGACGTGGTGCGAATACTGGGATTCTTATGGTTGCTGGTGGGAAAACATTGATGTTGTGTGCTGGTAATGAAAGATACTAAGGCTAGCTTTTCAAAATATGGCAGAAAGTTTCAGGAAAGTCTTTGTCAACTTATGTTGCAGGATCGATCTTTCTGTGATCAGTTAGTAGAGGTCTTTGACATTGAGTTTTTAGAACTTAAGCACTTACGAGTATTCGTCAATCAGGTTGTGGAGTACAAACAAGAGTATGAAACACACCCATCGCGTGAAACGATGATGACTCTTTTGCGCGCAAACTTGGATGATGAAAGCGAAGCAATAAAGCTCCAAGTTAGGGACTACTTTGCTCGTATTCACAAGTCAGACATGGGTGTCGACGGCGAAGAGTACATTAAGAAAACAGCACTAGATTTTTGCAAGAAACAAAAGCTCAAAGAAGCTATGATCAAGTCAGTCGGCCTTTTGCAAAAATCTTCTTTTGATGAGATCGCAGAAGAAATTAACAATGCCTTAAAACTAGGTTCTGATAATAATTTTGGCTATGATTACCTTAAAGACTTTGAAGAGAGGTTCGTGTTCAGACCTAGGAACCCAGTCACTAGCGGTTGGAAATATATTGATGAAATTTGCGAAGGTGGCTTGGGTCAAGGTGAGCTTGGAGTGGTCATCGCCCCAACCGGTGCAGGAAAGAGTATGGCTCTTGTACATTTAGGCGCTGAAGCTATAAAATCAGGCAAAAATGTGATACACTATACACTAGAGCTAGGGTCGACAGTAATAGCATCGAGGTATGATAGTTGTATGACAAAAGTGCCGTTAAAAGAGTTGCCAGCATTTAAAGATATGATCTATGATAAGGTGAAAGATCTCGAAGGGCGCTTAATTGTTAAAGAATATCCAACAAAATCTGCCTCACCGGCCACAATCAAGAATCACCTTGAAAAACTTAAGCTTAGAGGCATTTCTATCGATATGATTATTATAGATTATGGTGATTTATTAAGACCTTCTGTCATTCGTAAAGAGAAACGACACGAGTTGGAGACTATTTACGAAGACCTCAGGGCGATAGCTCAGGAATATGAATGTCCCGTTTGGACAGCATCTCAGACAAACAGGTCTGGATTGAACGCAGAAGTCATTACGATGGAGTCAATCTCTGAGGCTTTTAATAAGTGTTTTGTTGCAGATTTTATTTGCACGATTTCACGTACAGTGGAGGACAAAATAGATAACGAAGGAAGAATGTTTGTAGCAAAGAACAGAAATGGTCCTGATGGGTTGGTGTTCCCAATGAAAATAAATACATCAAACGTGCAGTTGGAGGTTTTAGAACCCGGAACTGACAATACAATCCAATCTGTGGTTGTAAAAACTGCGAGAGAGCAGAAAGATTTATTAGCTGACAAGTATAAAAAATTTAGGAGCAAGCAATGACATACACAAAGCAAGAAGTAGAAGCGGCAACATTAGAATATTTTAAGGGCGATGAACTCGCTACAAACGTTTGGATATCCAAATATGCCCTTAAAAAGAAAAATGGGGATTTACTAGAAAAAACACCGGACGACATGCACAAAAGGTTGGCCAAAGAATTTGCAAGAATGGAAGAGAAGTTCGGTGGTG